CACGTCTGTCCTAAGTAGGAACCGGCCACGATTAACACAGCCCCGATCACTGTCTGTAGCAGTCCGGCCCGCTTGCTACCCGCAATCACCGGAACAATCCGGATTTCTTGGGCGCCGCCTAAAGCAAAATCTTTTTCAGTAACATTCCTGCGGTTGCGAAAGATTGCGAACCGCATGCCCTTTCTTTCCAGATCCCTGATTGCGAGCTCAAAGCCGTCAAGGGTGAACTTCAGAGCCTTGAAAGCTTCACCAACGGATTTGCTGCCCAGTTCCCGATAGTGAACTCTGCCGAACAGCTTGATAAGGGGGCCAGAAAGCAGGATGGTGGTCATGGACTGATTGTCGGTACATAACGCTGCCATGGCGTTTCTCCAGTGGTTAAAAAACCGCCCGGAGGCGGCTTCTTCAATATGCGGTAGGCGATAAATCCATACTCATCGCTGAGTCGATGGATATTCTGAATTTCTTTGTGCTGCCCGCTTTAAGGCTCGCTTCCCGCTCTTTCAGCCCGCTCCCACAGGCCGAAGCCCCAACGATGTGATCGCCGGCAGGGACATAGAAACGCGCTGTTTCGCCGGAACCAATCTCTGCGGATTTTTTGCCATCAATACTGACCGTAGTATTGCATCCACTTCCCATGAAGCCCTTATCGCGTGTCACGATCAGGATGGCGGCTCCAGTACTTGGCTTCTGATATTCGAATAAACGAGAGCCTGGGACCGGGTCGGCCTGGCCAGATGGAGTTGGTGATGTTGCACACCCAACCAGCAGCGCTACCGCCAATGCTCCTACGAAAAATTTCATGCAGGTCACTCCTGTGGAAAGGTGCCAACCATATCACTGAGCAACCTTGTGACGCAGCACAAGGCGCGTGCGCTGAAGCCAGGGGCCGCCGAAGACGATGATCTCGCTCGGCCTGCCGTACAGATGATGCAGCAGGAAAGGTCCGGGGCCGAAGGTCGCCGCGTCTTCGCCAGGGAGTGACGGATCGACGCCGAGGAATATTCCCGCATGATTCGGGTAAACCGTCCGGCCTACCTCCATCACGATCATGTCACCGCGTTGCGGTTGGTCAACCCTGTAGAAACCGGCGGCCTCATAGTTCACCTCGTACAAACTGGCGTTGTCGGTGCTTTCCCACCAGCCGTCAGCGCGCTTGAACGCTTCGAACTCAATCCCCCACTCGCGCTTGTACCAATCAGCGCAGACCTGCCAACAATCCCAGGCACCGTGCACGAATGGACGCTTCAGCAGCGGCACGTCCCCGGACGGCATGATGGTGCGCAGATCGCCCTCCGGCCAGCTCAAGATATGCCACGGCAGCGCGGTCGCTTCGCACATTGCGAGGTCGCGCGGCGAAGGCCGGCTGGTTGCATCCGGATGCGAGTGCACCACGCCGATCACGTCTCCGACGTCTTCGGCCTGGGCGTACTCCTCCGGGTCGATCCGGAACTCCTCGTTCGGCTCGGTTGAGACGTTGCGGCACGGGTAGTACTGCTGTTTGCGGCCCACGCCCAGCAGCAGCCCGCAGCACTCTTTCGGGTACTCGGCCGCCGCGTGCGTCTTGATCGCGCTCAGGATGTGCTTGCGCATAGTTAGCTCCTTGCGATCAATGAAACGGCCGGGAATCCACCAAATGGATAGGCATTGCCCTCGCCGAAGCGCGGGATGCATCCTCGGCCCAACGTGGCGTCGCATTCGTCCAGTTCCGGGTTGTCGGTGGGCAAGCCGTCCTTCGTGACATACGGGCCGGTGTAACCGCAGTTCGGCCCCCGGTACCCACCAGTAAGACACCAATGGCAAAGGGTCGTGGCTTGTCGGCCGATGGACTCGCCGCCGACATCCCCCGGGCTGGCAAGCTCCCAACTGACATTTTCCCCGTCCTCATTCGTCTTCTGGTCGATGTACCAGACCTCGATCGTCTCTTGGGTTGGGTCCGCTGTTGGGTTGCCTGCCGGGAAGTTCGCCGCATCCAGATACGTGCCCAGCGTGTGGCGCATGGTCAACTTGAACTCGAGTAGATCGGCGAACGCCAAACAGAGCGCGGTGATTCGTCCATTGACGTTACCAACCGATAGTGTCGGCCGCACCGCGGTGCCATCGCCATTTGCTTCGATGCCGTCGATCTGCATCGGCCAGGCGCTGTACTCGTTGCCCTGCCAGTAGATCGATTTCGCCGACAGCTGATCGGCATTAGCGCCGGCGGCGATCAACTCGGCCGCCGTGTACGGGATCGAATGCCCGTGGAAGCGCAGAACATCGGCACCATAGTCCGTGCCGTCCAATTCAAAGAGCAGCACTTCGCTGCCAGGTTCAAGCACCTGGATATCACTGATCAGCGGCATGATTGCCCCTTATGGAAGAAACGATTGGGTGAAGGTCGTGGTCAGGGTGAACCAGCCAGCGCCCTTCGGAGTGATCGATGGAGCAGTGCCGCGGAAGAAAGAAAGCTCCCCCAACGGCGGCGTCCAGAAAAACGACTTGTGCCCGGCATGGCGATCAAGAAACGCCTTGATATCCAGAGCGACCGCCTCCCGCACAACGAACGTCAGCGGCCAGGAATCAACCCGATTGTTCGGACCATCCCCAACGACCTGCTCGTAGCCATTGCCGAACTTCGAAGATCGGGTTCGGTATTCCGGCGTGCTGGTGGAATCGATCATCGGGCACCAGTCAAATGTTTCAACGGCCATTCACAAGCCTCCAGATTTGTCCGCCGGGTTGGGTTTCCTTGGCGATTTCCTGCTGGGCACCGCGCCGTGCGACATCCGCATAGGCTTGGCCAAGGGCTTGCGAGTCTTGCTGCGATGTTCCGGCGCCAGCGTTGTCCACCTGAAACGACTGGTTGATGACAACTTGCCCAGCGGCTGCCGGTGCGGCCGATGACCCACCGGATAATCCGACATAACCGCCGTCCGCATAACCACGCTTGTTCAGCCGCTCCAGATAGCCGCGCATCCCGGGCTGCTGGACCACTTCCTTGCGGATCACCACTTCGCCGCCATGGACGATGCCTTTCGGCTCGTACTTGCCGCCGTCGCCGGTGTAACCACCATCAGAAAGGCCAGGCCACTGCGATAGCACATCGGCCGAGTAACCAGCGGCGGTGCTGCCCGCCGAAGCTGCCGCACCGCCCCCGCTACCAAACGCGGCGCCGAGCGCGCTACCAGCAACACTGGCAAACACGTTGGAAGCCGCCGACTGCAAGGCCATCTTGGCAATCATGCGAGCGAAGCTTTTGGCCACATCGCTGAAGCTCTGATCAGCACCAAATGCCCAATCAACCGCAGCATCCGTCAGGCCGTCATAGAGCGAGGTGAATGCCGACTTCGCCTGCCCGGCCACGTCCCGCGCCTGCTCGAGGTAATTGTCGAACGCCGAAGAAGCCCCCAGCGTCCAATCGCTTCGGGCCTTGTCTTCATCCGCGTAATACTGCGTTTGCATGGCAAGGCGCTGATCCAGCGCGGACTTGAGCGACTGCGTTTCCTTGTCGTAAAGCTCGGTGCTGAACTGGTCTTTGTTGCTCTTGTTGTAGTCCGAAGTCAGCTTGTCCATCTGCGACTGATAGGACTGCTGAATGCTGCGCTGCTCCTGCAGGCGCTTGCGCTGCTCATCGCCCAGGCCGATCCCGGCCAGGTTGTTGTCGAGGCCTTGCTGCGCGCTGGAAAGCTGGCTTTTCAGGTTCTCATCGAACGCCGCCAGTTTACGGCGGGTTTCCAACCCCTTTTCACGCAGCGTGTTTTCAGTTTCAAGCGCCGCGTTGCGCTTGAGCTGGGCGGTGATCAGTTCCTGGTTCGCCAGCAGCGACTGCTGTTCAGCGGTGAGGGTTTTCTTGCCCTTGATGTCGGCGAGCTGCTGCTCCCACTCGACCAGCTTTTTCGCATTCGCGCCCAGTGTCTGGCTTGCGGCTGACTGATCGCCGATCAGGGCGCTCTGCTGCTGCAACACCGCATACTGCTGTTTCGCCTGGTCGAGCGCCTTGATGCCGGCGTCTTCCTGATACTTCGGAGTCTTGGCAGCCTTCGGATCCTTGTATTTGTCGTTGATGGCGGCGATATCTTTCGCCTGCTGCTCAGCGGAGATCAGCAGGGAGTTATCGCCTTTGGCTTTGGCCTGAGTTACCCGGCGCTCTACCAGCAGACGGTAATCCGCAAGCTCGCGCTCACGCTTTACCGAGTTGCTCTCGGTGTCCTTGCGCAGCTTGTCCAGCCGCACCTGGTCCTCCAGCGCCTGCTGCTGTTGCTGCTGCTGGTAACCTTTCGAGGCCGCGCGCCGATCCTGTTCGGCCTTGAGCACCAGCTTTTCGGTTTTCTCACGCTCAAGGGCCTCCGTGCGGAAGCTGTCATCGGGCGTCAGGTTGCTGAGAGGGTCAGCCGGCTTGCCTCTCGGGTTGCGCTTGCTGCGCACGGCCGCACTGTCGGCGATCGCGTTGAGCTGTTCATCCAGTTTCGCGATCTGCTGATCAAGCGTTTCCTCACGCCCGACGTTCAGCGCCGCATCCCAAGCCCCTTTGGCGGCGCTCTTCACTGCACTCCAACTGGCCTCAAGGACACCGAGGTTCTGCTTTATGGAGGTAGAGGTGCGGTTCAGGCCATCCTCATACGCCGCCGTGGCCGCTGCCGCCGCTTCCTGAGTTTTCCCCTGCTCCTGCAACGACCGAATGTGCTCATAGGTGGTCGCCGTCAGGAAGTTCATCGACTCATTGAGTTTCAGAATTTCGCCGACAGGATCCTTGGCGATTTTCTCGAAATTCTCGACCGTTTTACTGGCCGCAATCCCGGTCGCCGATTCGTACTTGATCGCCGCCTCTGAAATCGATTCAAACGCCGCCACCGGGATCTTGGTGGACGCCGCCAGTTGCGCCAGTACTTCGGAAGCTTTGCCGACGGTACCGCCAGCGCTCGACACCTGGCGAGCCATGGTTGCCAAGCTGCTGGCCGTGGTGCCGGCAGTATTCCCGGTCATTGCCAGCGAGGTGGTAAACGCTGTTCCCTCGTCCGAACCCTGCTTGTACGCCAGCGCCAGTACAGCGGC